ATGTTGACTTCACCAGTACCATTAGGCGTTAGGTCAATGTTGCCATTGGTGTCAGTGGAGATAATTGCATTACCATTGATATTAATGTTGTCTACTTGGGCTTCAGTGACTGCACTGTTAGTACCCAGAGTTACTGCGTCAATCGCACCGCCATTAATGTCAACAGTGTCAGCGACGAGGCTATCAATATTTGCTGTGCCATCAATGTACAAGTCTTTCCATTCTGAACCTGATGCACCTAAGTCATAAGTATTGTCTGCGCTGGGCAATAGGTTAGAAGCTACATCAGCACTAAAGGCTACTGTGTCTGTTGCTGCGTCACCAAAGGTCAAGTTCCCTGCGATTGTAGCATTTCCAGTAACGGTAAGATTACCGCCTACGCTAAGATCGTTAGTAGTTGTTACGTTACCAGTAAGTGTAGAAGTTCCAGTAACTGCAAGAGTGCTTGAAAGTGTTGCAGCACCTGTTACGCCTAAAGTTGAGCTAAGAGTAGTAGCTCCAGTGACTCCTAGAGTTCCAGCAATCGTGGCGTTTTCATCAACTGTAAGAGTATCGACTTTTGCTGTTCCATCAATATAGATGTTTTTAAACTCAAGTGAGGATGTGCCAAGATCAATATCATCGTCAGTAACAGGAACAATAGCTCCATCTTGAATACGAATTTGCTCGACAGCAACGGCAGAGACTTCAACATAAAACCCCCATCTGTTATTAGTAGAATCAACTACAATTTTATTCAGAAAATCTAAATCACCAATCGTATGGATATTACCGCCTTGTCCAGCAGTACCGTCGTGCCTATGACCTGTAGATGATGCATCTGAACTAGAATAACTAAAGGCGTTTACTAATTGATTATATTCGTTATTAAATAACGCCGCTGTTATTGTATCTCCATCAGAAAAAGAACTTTGTCGTGTGTAAGTTTGAGCCATTAATCTTATCTCCTGCCTGATGGCATATAATCTATATATAATCCATTAATTGAATAAGGTGCATTTTGATCTATACTCTGCAATCTAAAGCTACAAGTATTGCCACTGCCTTCTACCGCCTGCCTTACCATTGGATCATTTGTGGCTCCAAATGTAGCTGTTCCAAATACACCGGAACCAAAAGTAGCAGGAAGAGGAATATTACTTAAAGTATAATCTACAGGCTGCGGAATGTCTGTGTTTTCATAATCATATCTAACGCGTAAAACGGGCTGACAAGATCCTTCTGGACTAAATGACATCCTTACGTATTTTAGTGTCTTACGAGTTCCAATGTCTCCAAAATCATAATTAGGTGTTTGATAAATGGCTTCTATGTTTGAAGCGATGCCTGCAGGATTAAAAGAATTTCCACTGTCGTGATTATAAATATAACCGTCTTTATCACCGTGATAAGCTCTTTCAATACCATTAGAATCAAAACCAGTAGTAAGTCCCATAGCTTGAATACCAAGCGTTTCTGCCCATTCAAAACCATTAGTCGTTAGCGTACCTATAATTCCTTTTGACACTGTAGAAGTCAAAGTAGGGTCAGTATAAAATAAACGATACTGAGACTTAGAGCGTAATACACAACTATCTATTGTATAAGTATTAATAGAAGATGCAAGTTCTCCAATAATACTTTGAATCTGTCTACTGACGCTTCCTAATTCAACGTCACCAATACGTGCCGTACCCGCAATAGTGCGAATACCGTCAGGACTTAAAAATACTAAGTCACCACCAATTTCTTGAATACTATACCCTGATAAACAACCTACGTTTTCTGCGACAGGAACGATTGCAATCGTTGATGCGTTATTAATATTTATAAGTTTATGAATACTATTTTCACAAAAAATAAATAAATCTTCGCGGAATCCTCTAATACCTACAATTTTATCAGAGATTACTATAGCACCTGAACCAGTGCCTGAAAAGTTAGCAGGATCATTATTAACACTATAATATACAGTAGAGTTGTTATTAGCCACCCCAGCAGCTATTAAATGATGATCGTGTACTGTAATATATTTTACACTATTTGTACTATCAACAGTAATTAATTCAGTATGAAACGTTCTAGTATTTAAAGCACCCGTACCTTCCATTCTAAAAGCAAAAGGTTTGTTTGAGCCATCCGCTATAATTACTTGACCATAAGTATAACTATTTTCAAAAACTGCAAAGCTACATTGTCCTTGCCCAGTTCTTGCACTTAATGCTTTACCTGTAAAAGTTGCATAGTTATCGCCCCCTACTGCAGAAAGCCTATTTATTTGTAACCAAGTAATACCATCTTGACTAAAAAAAATACCTGTCCCTGAACAAACAATAACGCCGTCTGCATAAACAAAACATCCTAATACGTCTTCTGATGTATTAGGCCTTGTTGCGCTTGCGCCCCCAAAAGCCGTAAAACCATTAATCCGTCTATAGCCGCCATCTGGGTCTACTTCAAAGTTACGTAATCGAGTAGCCAGCCCCGGCTGACGAAGCATCTCTAGCTGATTGAGGTTTGTATTTAAACCACCTCGACAAGAAATACCAAAAGGTTGTGACATTAAATAAACCTTACTCTATCGTCTTTAAAGTATCCGGGTGCGGGTTCCATTAAATTTAGTTTCATTAATTTGAGTCCACGCTTATAATCTTCTAAAGCAAAAGCTGCTGCCTGTGAGTTTTCTTTAAACTGATGAATATAATATCTAGCTCGTGCAAGAAGTACAGGCTTATACATATCAGGAAATACTATGTTATCTGAGTATGCAGAAAGCTCTGTTGGTAAATCATAAGCATAGAACCAGACACGATAAACTTTATCTGGTATAGCACTTAAACCAAACTTACGATTGTCAGGGCTTTTAATAACCCTGTCGGGTACTCCATAGTTTTGAGTGTCTGCATCGTCTTTATTTTGAGAAAGCCTAAAATAATCTTTCCACTCTTCTGTAGTCGTAAAGCGTAAATTACGAGCCGTATAGGGTGCTGTTTCACCAGCTACACCTATAGTAGTTAAATAAAAATTATCCCAGTCTACTGAACCATAGTCTGTAGTAATACTGCTACTACCTGTTTTTAAAAGATACCAGCGTTGACCTGCTACAGTTTCTACATAAACATTACCGTAGTTAGGATCTGTATCACCGCTAAGACCTGTAGCTAAAAAAGGCCACTGAGGTTCTTCGTTAACAATATCCAGATACGCACGATTAATACAGTCTTTTACGTGTTGCTGAATACCAATAGCACTTGTAAAAGTTGCAGAAGTTAACGTAACTTCATTTAACTCGCGTAGTGCATCATTTGTTAGCGTAAGATAATCTGTTGCCATTATTTACTTTCTCGTTCTTGCTTTTTTCTTTGAAGCATCCGAAAGATCTTTAAAGTGAAAAAGCGGTTTAGATGTTTTAGTATGTTTAGCATTTGAATGCAAACTACCATCAGGCATTTTATGATAAGAACCTTTATGTTTAGTTCCATCTTTAAAATAATGTGGTACGCCTTTAGCCACGCTTCTCACTCATTGTGTTCATGCTAGTCTTAGAAGAACAAGAGCGTTCCATGTCGCTAATGCTTTTGTGACCCATTTTACCGCCACTTGCATAACCGCCACGCTTCATCATAGTCTTAGAACCATACATTTTTTTCATTCGTTTATCTTTATACATATTTAACTTTGCTCCGCTTATCTCATTGGTCCTCTTGGCATTCCTCTTCCTTGGCTCCCTGTAGGCATCCTTCGCTGAGGAGCTTTTCGACCTGCAGGTTTAGACATTACCGTAGATTTTGTAGATGTCCTTCGCTGAGGAGCTTTTGGTCCTACACCTCTAGGTGACATTACCGTAGATTTTGTAGGTCCTTTTCGTTGAGGAGCTTTAGGCATTACTGTTGATTTTGTAGGTGTTTTTCTTTTTGGCTTGGCTCCTGCTTTTTTTGCTTCTTCAGCTGCAGCTGCTTTTGCTTCTTCAGCTGCGCGTCGCATAGCATCTTTATCGTTAGAAACTCCTGCAGTAGATTTTTTAATTTTTCCGTACATATTTAACTTTGCTCCGCTGAAATTGTTTTAGATGTTTCTCGTGCGATTTCAAACTCTATTTTAGAACCAAAGATACGATCATAGTTTAAATCATACTTAGCTTTATCTTCGTTCTTTAAATATTGTCCTCTTAGTTTTGTTGTCCGGTGTGGACTCATTCTAATTGGGTTTTTTTCACTTCCTATTTGAGGCATAATTTTAAATCCAATAAAAGCATTGGGGGCCATAAAGACCCCCGCAGCTATAGACTATTGTTAGTCGATACCGTAGAAAGCCGATACCAAAGCTTCGCCACGAAGTACCTTAGCACCATATACATGGAGGCCGCGTACAATGTCGCCAAAGCTTGAAGGATCACGGATAACTTCGGTGCTAGTAATCGTCTGAGCCGTAGCCGTAGAAGAAATATGCCCAGCCAAACACTTGCCAGCAGCGTTAGTTGTTGCAGCAATGTTGTTAGACTTGTACATATTAAAACCACGGAGCTTACCAGAACTTACAAGACCATTACGAATTGAACCTGATCCAGCATTGTAATCTACTGACAAAAGCTTAGAGGAGCTTTGTGCAAGCTGCTCATAGAAGTCAGGAGATGCTAAGAACCAACGTCCTTCTTCGGGTACGTTTTGTTCGTCAAGAAGACGAGCCATACGTGCCATTACATCAATAGGGTCATGTTCAGAAGCACCAAAACCAATGTCCAAGTTACCAGTACCGTCAAAAGTGCCAGCAGCAAGGTCAGTTGCGCTGTCAGAACCAAGAACATGGTCAGGGCTTGAAGTAGATACGCCAGCAAACATCGTAGCAATTACGCCTTCGTCAAAAGCATCACGCAATGCGTAAGCTGCAGAAGAGGTTGCTACGTCGCGGAAGTTAACGTGAGACATCTGAGTTTCGATGTCATCAACGATGAACTTGAATGCGTTAGCAGTATCGACGATCAAGGTAACTTCTTGGTCGGTCAGTTTGGTTTGCGTTACATCTTGTCCACGCTCATACTGATAAACAGTAATCGTTGGTTCTTTGATGATGCGAACAGTGTCGCCGTAGCCAGAAATCTCACCCGCATAATCCGTATTGGTAATAGCTTCTGCTACTGACGCCTTACGGAAGAAGTTAAGTACCTGCTTGGAATATACCTTCGGCAGGAAGAATGAGTTAGCCTGACCAGATACGGAATTTGCAAAGTTAGCATCTGTATCTGTTGCTGGTTCAAAAAATTGGTCACTTTGATTATAAGCCATTTTAAATTACTCCTAAGTAGAAAAGTTTTTATCCTCTGCGAACTCTTCCCTCAGATATTGCTTCACGAATTTCATTTTCGTATTTATCAAATTGATCTAGGGACATTTTCGCTATTTCGCTTTCGGTCCAGATTTTTGGCTGCTTAGCATCTACGCCTGTTGTTTTTGTAGATACCATATCTGCTGCTGAATATCTTGAAGGGCTTGACTGCTGTTTGCGCGGTCTGCCCGGACCTTTTTGTCCTCTGCCTGTTTCTAATTTATAAAGATCAAGTGCTTTGACGGCTAAAGTAACATTATCTGGATTGTTATAAATCCAAGACTGAATTTGATCTGGCTGCTCCTTAGCCCACTCATGAAAACTATCGTCACCTCTAATTTCATCAAAATCAGGATGTCGTTCTTTTAAGGCTGCTTCTGCTTCACGCTTAGCAATCTCCATTTCACGAGCTTCTATTACAGACATTTTTTGACGAAGCGTTTCAAGTTCTTGTTGGCTTCGTATGTGTGCAACAGTTTCTACTGTATCATACAGATCAGGATAAGCCTCTTTAAACCTAGCAAGGTCCTCTTCCGATTTAGGAGCTTTATATTTTGGTTGCAGCGAAGCTGCCTCTTCAATTAGCTCTTGTTCTCGTTGTCGAAACTCATTAAGTTTAGAGTCATAATGTTTTTTTAAATCGTCGTACCTTTTTTTATAATTAGTATTTTGAGAAGCTTCTTCTTTGTCAGGGGCCGCATTCTTTTTGCGGGTAGCCTTTGGTTGATCTTCCTCATAATAAACTTCATCTGCTCTTGACGCAGGACCATCATCCTGTGTGTGCCAAGGCTTTTTCATGTTATATGGGTTTGATACTTGCTCCTCTAATAATGCTTCGGACATTTTACCACTCCTTTTCTACGGGGCTTGTTTTTCTTGCAAGGTAGCCATTCTTTAAACGTCTTTAAAATTGGGGCTTGCCAACTACAAGGTAGCCGTACTTTAAATTCCGCGAGAGCCTCTTAAACTAGGCGATTGATTTGCAGAAAGCATTGTTTGTTCAATCTCTTCTTCATCATCCATAGAGTCTTTAAAATTCTCTGGTTGAGATAATAAACCGCCTATAGCCTTTCGCGTTGCCTGACCACCATCAGCTTTTCGTTCAGCAGCATCCATCATTTGTTGAAGGTTATCTGCTCCGATTTCTTTGGTGGCTTTTTCGGTAATAACAAATTCTCCGTCGCTAAGTCGCGCAGGAATAGAATCTGATACACCTGTTCCGGGGCCTTCAACTTTTCCAGCCCCAGAAAACTCTGACGCAGTAATAGAAACTTTGTCAAAGATTTCGCTAAGCTTTGGATCTGCTTCCAAAGCATTCATAAGATATTCTTGTTCTGTGTCGTTTAAAGACTGATCAATTAACCAGTCCATGTATTCGTCTTCCATTTGTTCGTCAGAAACTTGTGAGTCTTCTGCGTTTGCTTGTTCTTCAGGGGTGTACGTATCTACAGGCATTTCTTCCATTTCAGGAGGAACAAACAGTGAGCCGCCTTTTTGTTTCTTATTTCTTGGAAACATTTCTTGTTCCACATTTTCTTTAGAGCCTGTTCTTTTTTCTGCTTCTTTTTTAGCTTCTACAGAAAGCGTTTTTAGTTCTGCCGAAGCTCTTTCTTTTTCTTCTTTAGAAGCACTTTGAGAATTTAAAATTTTATTGGCTGCAATAACTCTAGACACTTCGTCTTCTTCAGCTTTTGATAAACCACCTTCGTTTTTACCTTTTCGCACTTCAGTTGTATATTCTTTACCTTTAAACATAAAAGTTTCTTGTCCTGCGTTGTGAGCTTTACTAAAAGCTTTTTCAAACTCTGAAGCTTCTTTTTTAGTTTCTGGTTTGTCTTCGTTTTCTTCGTTCCAAGATTTAGAAGCGCCTGCACTAAGTAATCCAGTTACTGCTGCTCCTTTAGCAGCACCTTTAATTTGCTCAGTTGTTTTATAAGCTTTTGTACGATCCTTACCTACTACTACACCACGATCTTCTGAAGTTCTTCCGGGAGTTTTAGCATCAACGCCTTGCATTTCATCTAATTTTTTAGAAACCTTTTGACCTAGTTTAGCTGCGCCTTTTGCTAACACACCTCCTAAAACATATTCTTCTCGATTATAATCTTTGTCTAGTATGCTTCTAGGCATCTCTTTGCTCCATAATCATTTTTACGTTATCCCTCAGCTGCTCTAAGCGTTCCAGCGAATTCACTCTCCCCTGACTGCGGTACACTTCCAGTTCCGATGTTGCCGCCACCAGTACCCGTAACTCCAAGGTCTTGGCCTTCTGTAGGTACTCCTTCAGGGCCTCCCATAATTCCTTGTTGTTCACCAGCGGGGCCAGCTTCCGGGCCAGTTCCTTGTCCAGCATTATTTTGCATCCCTATAATTTTTGCTGAAATC